CCCTTTAAATCAAACTGACTTAACCAGTTTTCTAAAAATTCAATGTATTCAGAATCTATTGAAGCTGGATGTAATATTTTATTTATATTTACTTCTTCTTTAATTAGTTCCCCTAATATACGTGTTAATTTCATTATTTTTAATATAAATAGATAAAAATATTAAAAACAGTTGGTAGTTTAATTTAATTAGTTTATATTTGCAGAGTAATTAAGAAAACAATATTAATCAATTAAAAAATATACAAAAATGAAAAAAGGTATTCTAGTAAACATATTAAGACAAGCAGGTGGTGACTCAACCTTAAATGGGGTTAGTAATCAATTTACAAACATGATTTTAATTGGTAAAGGAATACCTACACAATTTGAAATTCATCACAATGAGCCACATCTACTATTAATCAAACGGCATTTATTTGGTAAAGATGTATATCATGTAAAACCAGTTAATTATGACCAAGAAAGTAAATGGCACATGTTTGGGGGAAATTATTGCGAGGTGAGTGGGATAGACTTAAATGATAACAGAATCCCAATAGTGTTGAAAATTCATGACAGGATTGAAAATTAAAATTGATGGGTTATATGAAAGAAGCTAGTAAAATTAATTACTAGCTTTTTTAATGGTTAATTTATCTTACAAATTAATTCGGATTTATTATTTTTGGTTTTATTAAAATGTGAAGTATTATTTTTAATAGTATATAATTCAGTATCACGAATATTAAGTAAATCACATAAGTCACTATTCATATTAATATATACATTTTTTAATCTGTACAATGAATCAAAAAATGCATGTTTCCAATCTTCAAAGTTATCATATTTAACTGGATTGGAATAGCTTTCCAAATCAAAATATGGAATACTTGTAAATACCAAATCATAATTAACTGGTATATTATTAAATTCCTCAAACTTACAATTATATAACTGAATTTGATTATCAGTCAGACTTAATTCACGTGTTAAGTTTTCTTTTAAATTAACTAATTCTTTGTATGTTTCAATATTTGGTTCAATACCTATATAAGTTCCATTTTGATATGTACTTATAAATCCCAGTAACCTGCCACCAAATCCAGCACTAGGGTCTATTACTGTTGGCGAAAGTGTGTCTTTCAATAAATCAGAATATATTGAGGCTGCTAGAACAGGCTTAAAAAAACTCACGGTTAATCGCATTGCACTTAATCCTCTTACAATTTGATGTAGGCTAAAATCAAATATTTCATTACTATTATTAATTCCCATTCGATATTTAATAACACGTTTCATTATTTTTTTATCTCTCCATGCTTCAACTGGTGATTTATTTCCTTTATAGCTTGATTTCCAATATGATGTTGAATTTGATTTTAAATAATTAATACCTAATGTCGTTGAATTATTTCTAAATGTGTTATCTGAATATAATCTAGTTAAATCATAATCTTTTATTTTTTTAATCGTGTTATTAAGTTGTTCTTTTTGTGGTAAATAAGGAAAATTAGGATGTAGTGTTGTTATAAATCTGAATAATAATTGTATGTATTCTTCTAATTTTCCTTTACCTTTATTATTGATATATTTTTGAAAATATTCTTTTGGTATTATTTTTGTATAATAATCAATTGAATAATCCGGTACATATGATAGTGTTGATAATACGGTTGTAAGTTCATCAATATTATTAAAATTCATTTTTTTATTCCAATAAATTCTAGCTAAGTTGTATTTGTTTTTAATTGCTTCTGTTTTATTAAAGTCATTAATAAAATTAGAAACATGCATGAATCGTAAGTCATTAATTTTTGGTAGATGAAACGCTGTACCATCTATTTCAACAAACTGATTTAATGTTGGAATATAAAAATCATATCGTTTTCCATCATATAAAAATTGAGAAATATATTGAATATTACTATTGTTTAACTTAGCTTCAAAATCCGTTTCCAGTGATGATTTTTTATTACTTGTTGCTGAACCACTTGCGAAGTTATACTTTGTTGTAATTTCGGATTGTAATTTAGAAACAGTTTCAGAGCAGGTTGATATTATATTGTATTTTGCTTTATATTCAGGTACAGTTATACCATGTGTTTCTAAATGACTATGTGTCAATTTCATAAAATTTTCACCGCAAATTTCACACTTAATTCTATTTTTTGATGATTCATTTAATTTATCTATCCGTTTCTGCTTATCAAAATGTACAATAAATAATACTTTATCATTTGGATATAACTTGACATGGTTATCAATTGTTAAATTATGTTCTGACAATAAATGCCGTGTAAACTCTCCATGTCTATTTTTAACGTCTGGAGTATAATAATCACAATATGGACAATATTTTAATGGTCTATCTTTTAATGTAAAATACTGCATATAATCTGAATTATCTATATTATGTACATCTCGTAAATGTGTTGTTACTGCACCACTTAAATTTAATGTATCAATAATTGTATGATTGCAAATGTTACATTCTAACATTTTAGTCTTATCGTTTTCTACTTTTCTTGCTCTATTTGCATTTAATTCATCATCTGAGTGCATACAATCATTCCCACAGTAAATTTTTGTTATTTTACAATAATTATCACACATTTTGCATTTGTGATATTTTAACTTAAAAATATCAGTATCAATTGTTTTATAATACTCGAATTTTGTTAATTTATGTTTTTGGGTTATGTGGCGAGTAAAAACACCTTCGGTTTTATATTTCTTATCACATATTTTACATTTATACATTAGTTTGTTTTAAATTAACTTTTCAATAGTATAAATAAAAATAATGAATTTACCAAATAAAACGGGTGGTACTGCAATCAGTTCAATCCACAAAAAAAAAGCTAGTACATAATGCACTAGCTTTTAAATATTTATGTTATTTTAGTTATACATAGTCTAAACTCTGTACTATAATTCTACCGTAATATTCTGGTCGAGTTACTGTTTTTCCGTAACGTGTTGATATGAAACGTCTTGGGGTAGCATTAGTCTCCGAGTAAATCACTGGTGTCATTTGAAGTGGTACATATGGTGCATAAGTTGCCCCAGTCTCCAAGAATTGACTACCTCTAAATCCCATTAAAACCAAGTTATCAGTCATGTATGGATTTTTATAGATAGTGAATCTACTATTCAATGTACCTGCCTTTTGCACGCCCATTGCAAATGATTCTTGATTACCGTCAGTATCAGCATTCCAATTAGTCATTGATTCGATAATTGTTGCTACGTTAGGACCTACAACTGCAAAGTTTGCTCCACCTCTCATAGTTTTGCTATGGATTTGGTTACTTAATTGTTGCATTTTAATTCCTAATGTTTGATACCAAGTAGGTTGAGTATAAGATAAAGAGCGACCTTGCTGGTTATCTTGTGTATAGAATGTTCCAGTTGTTGGATTATAAACTTCACCAATTCGTGCTGACCAATACAGCTCATTAATAGAAGCAGCCTTTATCAACATATCTAAGATTTCCATATCAATTTCCATTGAAACGTGTTCACTTAGCATACTTGCTAATTCAGCCTCAGCATCAATTGAGTGATAAGCTTGCAAATCTTGTGCATATTCAGGAGTCCAAACAGCTTTTAGCTTTCTAGTCTTAGCCACAACCGCTTTTTGCTTCATGTCTAAGTTAATCTCAGGAATATCAAGTACATAATCATCTGATATACCACCTGAATCTGGGGTATTAAGCACTTCGTGTGTTTGTTCAAAATCACCTCTTGTACTTGATGTAGGTTGTTTTTGATAGTTAATTACTACATCTGTACCAGTAATATTTGCCTTTTGCAATGCGATAAATGTAACTTTTGTTGTTGAAGCTGCACCTGTTTCATCTGTTGGAGTTGTATAAGCTGGATAATAAGTAGTAATTGTTGAATCATTTGTAATTGCAAATGCACGTGTTCCTTCAATATCATAATTTAAACCTGTCATATCAACTGTAACACGTCTTAAATTTGCTCTTACTGCTGAACTTGATAATGCAGGATTAAACCACACATCAGTTTCTGATACTGAACTTGTTGCTGGAGATATAGATGCTGAATAATCATTGATTGAATATCCAAATCTTCCTGCACCATATAATCCGTCAGTTGCATCACCTGATTGGTTTGTAACACCATATATACTATTTGATTGTTCGTAAGGTGATTCAGTAGTCTTAAATCCTGGTTGATTAGTACCATATTTAAAATCAATATAGAATACTAATCCAGAAGGAATAGTCATTGGTTGAACACTTACAAAATCTTTAGAAGCAATTTCAGAAAATACTCTACGTACTAATGGTAAAGCAATACCTGACCATTCTTCTGAGCCTACTCCGCCTGTTGCTGATGTTTCAGTAATTAATTGTTTTGTTTGATTTTCTAAAAGAACTGCCATGTTTGTTTTGTCATGTTCTTTTTTAATACCCTCTAATAGACCAGTGTCAGCCCACTTTTTAACAAGTCTTTGGGCTTTTGCTCTATTTGCATTGAACTCAGTTCGTGAATCTTGTTCAATAATATCAAAAATTTTTGCCATTTTGTTTATTTTTAAATTGTTTATTTTTAGTCTTTAATAATTCCTGCAATTCGCTGTATCCTTTTTGTTGTTTCACTTTCATTAAGAATTGTTTTATTTTTAGTTGAAACAGATGTGTTATCACGCTTTGTTTTTATTTCCTTGATAACTTTTGTATTTCTACTTTTGCGGTTTGCAGTTGGTAATTTATTTGACAAAGATACTTTTAAGCTTTCATAAACCAATTTAGATTCCCTTGCAGTTTTTGCACGGTCAATGGCTTTAATAACCTTAAGCTTTAGTGATTCTGTTAAATTAAATTGTTTAAATAATGAAGTAACACTTAACATTCTAGCATTTGTAAGCTTTGCTTCTTTAAGATTTCTTGAAATTGTTACAATTTCTTTACGCTGTTGTTCTAATTTGCGCTTTAACTGTCTGTTTTCTCGGCCCAGATTTGATTTCTTTGGTACTCGGTGTTCCTGAGTTAATTGATTTATTGCTTCTTCTAATTCATCATCAAAATCTTCGTCCTCTAAATCATCATCTTCCAACTCATCTTCTAAGTCTAAGTCGTCTAAATCAAGGTCATCATCCTCTAAATCATCATCTTCCAACTCATCTTCCAACTCATCTTCTAAGTCTAAGTCGTCTAAATCAAGGTCATCATCTTCCAAATTCTCATCGTCCTCTGTAAGTGCCTCATCTAATTCAGCATCAAAATCATCATCTTCCAACTCATCTTCTAAGTCTAAGTCGTCTAAATCAATGTCAAGTTCCTCATCATCAATATTTTCATCTTCAATTTCAAGTTCCTCATCATCCAATTCCAACTCCTCATCAGATACATCTGATAAATCAGTGTCTAATTCCTCATCATCAACCATTTCTTCAATTTCAGTTGTATCTCCGTCTAAAAATTCATCCTCTAATTGTTGTTTAAATAGTTTTTCAAGATGTGGTGTAAATTGTTCTTGTAACTTTTCTTTTGCTGTTGCTAATGCAGCTTTTTTAAGAAGTGTTGCATCTGCAACGGCTTCTGTTAACATGTCTTTTGTTTTCATTATTGTGTTATAATTGTGTTTCTGAATAAACTATTTGAGTTTATTATTTTGAATAAAAATTAGGGTGAGTTCTAATTTGATGTAGAACTATTTGTTTAATATATATAGTTTTATTTTTTGTAAAAAATTACTATTTTAAATCAAATTCAGTTAATTCATTATCTGAATCAATATTAAAATATTTATTTAATTTTTGCATAATATCCTCATATGATGATGTCATTCTAAATTCTAAAGTTGAAATTTCCTTAGCTGTTTGTTCAAATAATACACACGAGTTCATTAAGTGTTTGGTGTCGTTTTTCAATGTAATTTTATCAAACCAATCATCTTGTTCATTTAAAATGATTTCCTCAGCTAGTTTTGAAATAACAGTTAGTTTTTTTGCAACTTCTTTAAGTGATTGGTCTCTAAAAACAGTCTTATTGTATTGTTGGATATTTTTTAATTGAGAAAAGAATAATTCCTTTCTTTTGTCTTTCATTCCACCATCATCTATTAATTCATCCCAAACATCTGAATCATTTTCAAATAATAATGATTGTATTGTTTTATCTTTTTTCATATTTAATTTGATTTGGCAGTTTCTAAAATTTGTAATGCTCTATTTTTACTTATTGACCAACTTTTTGCATGTTCATTAAATCTATCCAATTCATTATCTGTAACAGAAAATTCATTTGTACTAAAAAATGGATTATTCACATACATTTTTCCATGACCTTCAAACATAACTAAGTCACCAGTCATAATCATATTATGGTCTAATATATTGTGTATGTTATCTCTATATTCCTGTAAGTTTTGTTTCATATGTTTCATATATTTTTTTGAAACATTTGTTATGCCTGATAAATCATCATATTTAACTGACAATTTATATATTTTATTAAATAATTCATGAATTTGTTGTTTATGTTTTAATTCTGAATTACTTTTATTTTTACTACCGATATTAAATCCAGGTGAAACATTTAATCCTAACGATTGCAGTTGTACTATTGGTACACTAACATTTAAAGCCTCAGTTAATGGGGAATCATATTTGGTATTTTCAAGTAACGATTTGAATATAGCTGATGATGTAATATCGTCACTTTGAGTTACATCTTCAGTTAATATTGAAGCAAACTTTGTAAAATTTTTACGGCTTAATTTAATATTTTTATTGTTGTTTGTTTTACATCGGACATATTTAGAATTAATTTCATAAATAGTTGCCTCAATAAGTTGGTCTTTAACCTTAATTGTTATTGTATCGTTTTTACCAACAAGATTATCTTTTCTATCAGTTGCGTACATAGTTATAATATTTTTAATTAGAAAATAAAATACTGTCAATAATTGACTCTACTTTCTTGTATTTATTTATTGTTTTTTTGTGTGTTACTCCTTCTTTAATTTGTTCCATGAATGCACCCTGTGTACTTGGCTCACTAACAAAATCCCAGCAAAGGAATTCTAAATCATCATTCACCTTTACAGTATCTTCATTTATGTTTTCAACACTACCAAGTCCCCGACTAGATATTCCAACGGGAATTCCTCTACGTAAATAACTTGCTAATATGTTCCCATTTGGTGTTCCCTCATCAATATTATTTTTACATAATATTTCAATTTTAGCTTTTAAATCATTACCTTCCCACCAAACTTTTTTAATATTGTGGGAGCCTCTTTCTAATGATACTACACTTGAATCTGGATGGTCTAATTCACCTATTGCATTGCCTTTTGCTATTTTACTACTGTTATACTCATTTACTGCTGATTCCAATATTGCCTTTGGATATATTCTCCCGTTTTGATTTTTAGAATCTGCACGTTGTATTGTCCCAACAACATTCAGCTCACCATTTGATGATGTTGATTCTGTTAATTGTTGCTTTGAAATTACAAATGGTATATATTCGATTAAATTTTGTTTTTCCATCTTTATTTTATGTTTTTAAGTGAATCTAGTAATGAATGAGTTCGTAATAATATTTCAATATCAGTATTTTTTGATATTTGACCTTCCTTTAGCATTTCTAATTTATCTATAACTCGTTCAAGTTTAACTTGAATTCTATCATCTGTTTTCCTCTTGAAGGTTAACAATTGTTCCTGTATAGCTGTAAATTCTTTATTTATCCGTAATTTTAATGTTGCATTATTTGATGTATTACCAATAAATAATTTCAATATTTCTTGTTGCTTATCAGTTAACTTTGAATATTTTTTATTGAATTTTTCCATTAATAATCTCATACTCAAAATTTTAACATCATTATCTAATTTATTAAAATTATCAATTGATTCATCTTGTTGTGTAACAATTTTCTTTTGCTGTACATGTTCTAAAATAGTATGTTTACTTTTAACAACTAGTTTAGGCGGAACAGTTTTGTTTATTGCATCATCAAATAATGTTTGAATTGAGGACATTAATGTGTAATTATTAATTCGTGATTTCATAAACTCATCAATATTAAAATTCTCCCGCAAATCTTTAATTAAATTATATTTATCAGCCTTTAACTTGCTTTCATTTAGATTTTTCCGCTTATTTAGTACAACTAATATTAATTCTTCACTTAATTTAATTTTTGAAAATTTATCATAAATCAGCGATTGAAATAAACTTAATTCCTTTGCCAATTCAGTCTTTTTACTGAAATGTTTCTTTATTAATTGTTCAGCAAATACATTATCAGCATTATTTAATATATCAGATGTAATTTGTCGAATTAATAATTCAAATAAAATACCTGTATTTTTTAATTTATTGTGGCTGTATTTTGTTTTCATGCTTTATGTTATGTTATTTTTAAATAAATAGTTTTTAAATGTTTAAAAATTATAATATTTTCTTTGTTTTGTGTGATTTATTTAATTTATCAATGAGTGAAGTATATTTTGTTTTTGTTTTAATTTGTTTACGTTGTATTTTTGATTCTTCAACTTGGTTATCATCGTCATTATCTTCAATTCCAGATACCTTTTCAAATGTTTTAGATGGGTCATTCCCTTCTTGTTCAATTTGTTCAAATCTAAACATCATTTGTTTATCATTTACAATTTCCTTTTGAATTTCTTCAATTTCAGTTTCACTAAAATTAAATATATTTTCGTAAATCCATTTGGTTGAAAACATATTTATATCTATCATACTACTTGCAGTATCAACTTTTTGGTCTAATAATTCTAACCGTTCTAATTCAGCTAATTTAGATGATGTAGTTAATTCCAATTCAAATTCAGTTAAATTTTCATCTGAAAATCCCTGAGTGTAAAGATGAATTATAGCTATCTTTGTTAATTCATTTATAACCATTCGCTGAATGCGTTCAATAGTGCGGCTAAATCTTACATCCTCACTAGCTAAATGAGCCTTTGCTGATAGTTCCTCATCATAATTTAAAAATGATTTTGGAACTTTAAGTCCTGCTAATAGCTTGCCAAAAAGATAGGATAAATCTTCGATTCCGTTCCATTCCATTCCAGGCAATGTATCAATTTCAGTCCCAGTTTGATTACCTCTAACTGGGAAATAATAATCTTCTAAGCTAGAATTTTTTACAAAAAACCCAGTATTGTCATTTGTTATAACTGCAAAATTATGATTACTATCAATTTCCATACAATATACATCATCAGTATGTTGTAATATATCAACAGATGTACATGTAATAATTTCTTCTAATTCAGGTATTTCAGATTCTGATATTGATAATATATTTTTATATTTTTTAGTTGATGGGTCATATATTTCTTCATACATGTTTGTTGTTTTTGTACGAAATGGCATAAAGTTATCATTTACTTTAATATCTTTTGCTTCTTTAAATGTTCCATCTGTTAGCATTATTGGATGACTTGGTTCTAAATCCAAATATGAATTATCCTGAATCACTATTCTTATTAATTTACTATCTTTCTTTGTTACATCACACCATATTATTCTACCAGGTGTTATTTCTTTTTTTTCATTTATTGAATATACCCAATTAACTCTACCACGTTTTGTTTCTGTTGCTAATTCTTTTATTGTTATTATTCTACCATCTAACAATGGTATTAAACTATATGATGCAATTGGTTTTAAATTAAATTTTAAATCATATTCCCCTGTTGCAGGGTCAATAAATGGAGTTTTTTTAAATCTTGCAATTGTTTGTAATAAATAATTATCAATATCATCTACCCCAATATTCCCAACATCAACCTTAAATATTCTACGTTCTGGTGCTCTCATAATCCGCTGTAAGAACATTGCTTCCTCCATCAATTTAACTTGTTTCCAAGCACTCCTAGCATTTTCTAAAATAGAACGACCATATGGAAAAAAGTTGGTATCACTTAGTAATCTAAAATGGGCAATTTCAAAATTATTAAATACTTTATTTCGTGAATTAACTGCTGAATATCCAGTTGAACCAAATACATTTAATCCGACAGTATCATCGTATCTATATTTTATATCTTGGTCAATTCCATTATCAATTCGTGTCATTGCAAATGGGCTTAGTGGAATAACAGATGTAACTCCTATTTTTTCAACTAATTCTAGTTTCAAATAAAAATCACCATATTTAACTAAATTCCTAATCCAAGGAAATAAATTAAATTCAATATCTAAAATATCAAAAAATAAATTTTCAAGATTTTCTTTGATTTTTTCATTTTCACTTGTAATTGTTAATATATCCCCTACATCATTTTTAGAAATTGCTTCCTCAGAATAAATATCAATGGCAGATGATACAATTGGGTCTTTATCCATTACATCATATTCATTGTATAATTCTAGTCGATTAATATTAAATCCAGCGACATTAACATATTCAATATCTGATGCTGATTTACGTACTCCAGGAATCTTTTGTGCTAATCTGCGAGTTTCAAGATTTGACATTGACTGTAATCTATCAATATCAATATTCCGTATCTTATTTGAATTTTTGGTTCTAACCAAAATTGCAGTCGTGAATATATTATTTAATCTATCAAAAAATGATTTCTCTGCCATTTTAATTTACTTTGTTGAATATTTTTTTGCAATTGCTTTTAAATTTGAAGGAATCGGTCTAACCCCGTTATCAATTAAAAATTTAATACCATTTGCATATTTAATTATTTGTTTTTTTGATGGGCTAGTTTGTAAATTGCTAGTCATATCTGCCATCTTTACAATGAATGCCAATTTATTTTGCTTACTTAAATCTAAAATATAATCATTATATGAATCAGATTTATCATGGGTTAAATACAATATTGACCGTAATATTTTTGACCCAAAATACTTATTAATTAATTTTTTTGTCATTGCTGGAAACTTCCCATCTTCAACTGTATCATGTAATATTCCGATTGCTTGTATAGTATCATTTTTACCCCATTTCATTAATATATTTGATACTGATTTGGGATGTACAATATATGGTAGCTTATTTCCAATATCATCTGTCTCATATTTGCGCAATTGCCTGCGATGTATAAATGAGGCAAATTTCAATGCTCGTTCTTTAATTGGCAAATCTGCAATTGATTCATATAATAAATACTGTAAACTATTCATTCTTTTTTTAATTATAAATAGTATAAAATTAAAATTGTTTATTTTAAATATGTTAAAAAGTGTTAAAATATACATTTGGAATTGGTAGATTAAAAATATTGTTATATGTTTGCAGTGTAATTAAGAAATAACATTTATTAATAATTAAAAAATATAAAAATGAGTAAACTTAAAAAAATCCAAAAAACTTACGATTTACCAGTTAACAATATCGTTGTAGATTTTGCAACAAATGTAAGATTAGGCGAAGATGCTTATGAAGGTGAAGACTTTGAAATGTTAGAAGCAAGTATCAAAGAAAGTGGGTTACATTACCCAATCACAGTTCAACAAGTAAAAGGGTCAGATGATTACAGAGTTGTACATGGGTTTAGACGCACCAAGGCAGTTTTAAATTTAATTGCCAACGGTGCTGACATCACACATGTTCCAGTAAACATTACACGTGCAAATGATGAACAAATTTTGCTTGACCATGTAACAAAAAATTCAGGCAAACCACTTACTGCACTTGAATTAAGTACAATATTTGTAAAACTTCGCAATTATGGGTATGAAATCAAAGAAATCGCAACAAAAACAGGACACAACTACCAAAAAGTTCGTGATTTACTTGCGTTTGATGAAAATGCCACAAAGAGAGTTAAAGATGCTGTGAAAAATGGTGACATAACAATTACTGCTGCTCGTGAATTTTCAAGTGGGTCATTTAAGTCAATTGATGAACAAAATGAAAAATTTACTGAATTAGCTAAAAAAACAGAAGGAAAAATTAAAGTGAAAGATGTGAAGCCAGCGAAAAAAGTATTTGTTCCAACTGAACTTGAAATGAGTGAAACTGATAAAGACCGATTATTAATTGCAATTGAAGAAACTTTTGATATTGTAGTTTCAGACGAACAATTAAAAACACTAACTGATAAAATTAAAGAATATGGAGTTAGATTCTAATTTTTAATTTTTAATATAAAAAAGAGCTTAATATTAATTTATTAAGCTCTTTTTTAATATATTTTTATTGTTTATTTGTTTCCTATTTCTGCATATTCTATTTTATAACCTGCCTTCTTTGCCTGGCGCTTAATTGAATTAATTGCTGTTTGACTCATGTTTCCCATCGCACCTGCATAATAAACAGTCATGTCCCCAGGTTTATGGCTTGCAAGTGTTTGTCCCATTCCACGTAAATATTGAGTGCCATTTTTATCTTTAATCTCAAATCCAATTTTAGAACCATCTGATGAATCATTATTCATTAAAAAATTATAAATGAATTTACGGTGGGCAGGTTTTAATGAATATCCACTTGCTTCATTTAATTGTTGTTCCTTGATTATTTTTCTTATTACTCTACGTAATTTATTTTCTTGTAGTTTATTCATTTTATTTTCAATTACTAATTTATTAATATGTGAATTATCCATACCTTGTAATTTCAGAAATTGACTACCAACGTCTTTAATTTTATTTGCATCCCAAGTAGCAATATTTGCTAATTTGGTACCATATTCAAATGCATATTCTTTAAACTCGTCATATTCACTTTTATGTCCTTTTTCTGTATCAAAATTTGACACATTAAAATATTTATTAATATCTGCATCGGTTCTTAATTTTTTTGCTTCTTTGCTGAAATTTGCATCAATTAATGCCTCTGCAATTACATCATATATAAATGAATTATAAACATCATGTCCACGTTTTACAAATTCATCCCAGTAATCTTTTTCTTTATTATAATCTCCATACTGTTTATGCATAAATCGCTTAAACATATTTAACATTTGTTTAATAGACCGTTCTTTTTGTGCTTCTGTTAATTTTCTTATTATTCGTTTTCGTTGCATATTATATTTTAATTATAAATAGTTTTTATTATTAAAAAAACTATCGCTGATATTTACGTAAATCTTCAACATTACCCCTTGTATCAGTCCACATATATGTTTGTTTATTATACGTGTTTAATGTTGATTGCGGTAACATGTTTAATCCTGAATTTATTCCATTTAACATTTGCTTACTTGAATTTACACCAGCAGTTTCTAACTTCATTACAGTATCACGTATCCATAATCCAATCCCATATGCAATAACTAAATCATCATTGTATCCTGACATTGATTGTGGTTTTCCTGATTTCCATATAAAAACTGTAAATTCATTATATAGTCGTTTTGATTTAATTAAATTTTTAAGTGTACCTTCGTTAAAATGATTTTGAAGGTTACTTAGCAATAATGGTCTAGTTTTTTTTGTAGTAGTAAACCCAGGAATCATTTCAGTTCTTTCATCTTTCAAATGATGATTCTTTTTCATATATACCTCTGAATCATATGCACGAATATCTTTAGGTGAATAATACAGATTTGGGTATTCTAATTCCTCTAACTTAGTTACAACTGCCCATCCATTATTATTATTTTCAACAACTAATAATGCGTTATTCCAATCTTTACCAATCTCATTTAATATAACTGCAAATTGAGTTGTTCCAACTTGTGCTTTAAATTCAGCACACTGTTCTAATGTATGAACATCTAAAACATGGAATGTGGAGTAATCAGTTCCATCGCCACGTGCAACATCAGCACTAATTATATATTGGCGTGAGAAATCTGGATACTTAAATTTCCAATACCCATTTTCAGGGCCAAGACGGTCGATTGGGTCAACTAGATTTGGTTCATATTCTTTTTGAAGTAATCTTAAACTAATGAAATTTGAACCTGCAGCTAGCCAATCACAATCACATTCTTGCCCAGCATTTGTTACTCCTAATATTCGGGTTTGTTCATCTCGCCAATCTTGGTCTCTGTCTGGGTGGACTGTCCAGTGTAGCTTTATTGGGTTAAATCCGTTATTTTTTGCATTGTCCTGTTCTTCTGCATCTGTCCACATTCTGTGAAACCAGTTTCCAATACCATTTGGAGTACTCAAAATGACAGCTCGCCCACCAGTTGACAAGGTTGGAAAAATAGCATTCCATAAATCAGTAATAAGTCGCTCGTTGATAAATCCAGCTTCATCTATATAAATTTTAGAAAAACTCCCTGACCTGCCTGCTTGGTCAGTACAACCTTCAGCTAAAATAGTTGAACCATTTGCAAATCCCTGTGATAATACATTATCAACAATCCTGTTCATTTTTAAATTTTTAGTTTTAAACCAATCAGGTAACATATTATACATTACAGTTATTTTTTTCAACAAATTTTTTGCAACCAACAATTTAGTTGCAACAATAAGTCCATTAAAATCAGGAGTAAATAAACAGTTCCATAGTGCATCTCCTGCGGATAATGTTGATATGCCGAGTTGTCGTGACTTTAATATAATATTAAACCTATGGTCATGTAAATCATGTAACGCATCTTCCTGAAACGGGTATAAATCAAATTTGATTTTCCCTCGTTGTGGGTGCTGAATGAAACAATAATTTCGCATAAAGTAAGCTGGGTCCTTTTTACATTTTATCAGTTCTTGTTTTATTTTTAAATTTACTTGTTTTTGATTCATTATAATCGTTTTAACTATAAATAACACTACAAAAACTTTTTATTGAATATTTATAATCAAAAACATGTTTAAAACTAAAATCAACGTAATAATGCCAGTATTCCTTGGCAACTATCAAAATTCAGCAAGCAATAAAGAATATAAATTCAGCCGTGCAGTAGAAAGTTTCTTAAATCAAACATATCAGAATAAGGAATTAATCATTATAAGTGATGGGTGTAAAATTTCAGAACAAATATATTTTGATAAATTTAGTAATATTGATACTATTAAATTTATTAAAATTGAAAAACAACCATTGTTTTCTGGAAACGTCCGTAATACTGGATTAAAGACATTAACAGGTCAATGTGGTATAGTAACATATTTAGATGCAGATGATACGATTAAACCTCACCATTTGTTTACTATTGTAGAAAATTTTAATGATAATATTGATTGGTTGTATTATGATGATGTTATAAATACCGTACCAAATGAAATCATGAGACATGTAGAATTAAAACCAGCAAAAATTGGAACATCAAATCTTGCACATGAAATTAATGATAAATTTAATTGGGTTGGGTGTAATGGATATGGACATGATTGGACTTTTATTAACACTAAATTAATGAAGTCGAATAAATATAAGAAAATAAAAAATACTGGATATGTTGTTCATCATATACCTAGATTTATTGATAATTAAAAACTATTTATATTAAAAACATTATGACTAAATTACAAGAAAACAAATTAAGAAAATTAGTACGAATGAAAGTAACACAAACAGTTAATAACTGAAAGTGATGCAAAAGTAAGAAATGAAATTGATACATTAATCGCTGGTATCCGTGATGGGTCTTTGATAAATATAATTCAGGAGAATTATTTGCAATGTATTTGGATAGATTACTTAGCCATATTGTATTTGAATTTGATAAAAAAGAACGAGTTGCAATTAGGAAAGTAATAAAAAGATATGCATCAGAATAAATTATAAAATATGAAAATTATGATGGATTATTACAACAATTACAATGGGATTTGGAGAATGCAGCAGAGGATTAAAACCTAATTGAGTTATCTGGTTCTGATATTTAAACACAATGTGAAAAGTATGACTCAATTAAATTTTTTGTGCTTATTCTTTCTTGAATATGTTTTCTTGGAGATATGTATTTTGTGTTTAGAAATAAAACCAGTACATATCTCCAATTCAGCATCCCGTGAACCTTTTCTATTTGCCTTTATATAATCTTCTCGTTTCATATCATTTAAGTAAACATATTAGTTTACTATAATTAGTTTTTGTAAACGTATTAATTTACTTTGTTATTTATATCAATTGCTAATCCTAGTTTAATCAGACCATAAATATCAAATTTATTAATTAATAACCACTCAATAAGTTTAAACGGTAATGCACTAATGTTTATATCATTTATATTTTCAGCGATATGAACTATGGCATTATCATAAATATCACACCAATCACCACCTACAAATTCTCTAAACTCTGGAATTTCAAACGCATCTAAATTGAAATAGTTTTCAATATCTGACATTTGTATTAATACTAACTTACAACTTTCAAGTGATTGACCAGTTGAATTATTATCAGTTGTATATTGCCAAAATATTTCTTTATTACGATTGTAAAGTGGATATACACCATTTAGAATGCCATATTCATTTCCATTATAATTTGACTTATAATTAAGATGTTGTACTTCAACATTACAACCTATATAATTTCGTATTTGCTCAATTGATATTGACTTCATATATTTTATTTTAATTCATTAACAGCATTATTGATATGTTCTTTTGCAAGTTCAATTATTAAATTCAAATCAATTAAATCAGTTATTACACTATGAAAATTAAATTTACAATTTTGACCACTTAAATATGTTGGAGTATTAAATCTACAAAACACACTATATAAAAATTGCTGGTCTTCACGTAAAAATAAATTGAGTGTATTTGATTTCCCATTGATTTTAAATTCATAGTAATCATCACCATCAAATCTATTAATATTTATAATTTTTTCAGATGTTAAATCATTGATAAATTCAATAATACTAGTAACAAATATTTTTATGTCTTTTTTCTTATTTTTCATATTAATTAATTGTTTTATTGAGAAACTTATCAACTATACTGACATTTAATAAATGTATAATTCTGTTTAGTAAAAGAACATGAGATTTGTTATTTGTTTTATATTTATTAAGTATATTTGGTAATTCATCAATATTTTCAGCTAAGTAACATTGTCTTATTTCATCATTCGTTAAATGTGTTAAATCTTCTATATCAATTCGTGCCATTTTATCAGTTTTTAATAATTATTAACTAACTTATTTAAAGTTCTTAATACGTGTTGATTAAGCTGTATTTATAATTTTTACTTTCATTCGATTGTGTTAATATCCAAAATGGATATGATTCAGTATAAACGGTCATATTTCCTTCATTTGGAATATAATCACCTACCTTAGTAAATTGCCATTCTATTAATGGCACAAATCGTGTTGGACCATGATAACCAACACAACCATGTTCAAATTCAACAGTTGCAGTAAAATCAACATCAGTTGTAATATTACCATTTGGTGCAATATATGGAAATACCAATGTATCGCCAAGACTAATGTTGTCACCATTTTTATCTGTTATTCCAAATTGCATATTTAAAATCCTAACTTTTGTAACTGTGTTAATCCATCATTTGATTTTAACCATAATTGAAATTTATCTGTTTTACAAATTTCATCAATGCTAATCATTGGAACTATTTTGCCTATTGCATTTGGGTATGATTCTGCTTGTGACTCTTGCCAAGTAAAAATTGCATAACCTGCTAATCCGTGACCAACGTATTTATCACCTACTTCACGGGGTGCACCAACTTCCATCAAATATTCTTTTCCACAAATTGTATATTTTTCTATCATTATTTCGTATATTTCGTGATTGTTAATATTAATTATTGTGCAAATATACAATATTAATTCCATTATGCCAAATTTACCTTGAAAAATATTTTATCATTTCTGTATTTACATCAAAATTATGACTAATTATTTGTTCATCTTCAACTCCAGCATTAACTGTATTTGTAATTTTCATCATATCAATTACCCGAGCATAGTGTTCCTCATTTAATGTGTCTTTACCAATAAAGAAATAAATATTTGCAACATCTTCTTGTCCAATTCTATGAATCCTATCTTCGCCTTGATTTACTGTATGTGGTCTATCAGGAATATCACAAAATGCAAGATAACTTGCTGCGGTAAGTGTATGACCAACTACACCAATTGCTTCATTCAATATAATTAAATTATTTTCTGGTTTAGTCTGAAAATCATTAATCATACGTTGCCTATCTTTAATATCACCATCACCAATAATATAATCACATTTAAAATGATTAGCTAAATCTTTAATAAATTGAGTTCGTTGGGCAAATAATACTAATTTCTGGTTTGTTGTTGATTCAAAGAAATTTTCAACCCAATCAATTATTCCTTTCTTTTTGCCTTTTAATGCTAATTCGTTAAGATGTTGCAATTTTAATAATGTTTCAGCAAGATTAATTTTCTTTTTCTCGGTTGCCATATGCAGTCTTTTATTTATGTGTTTCTGCTTTGGACTCATATCTTTAATGCTATCTAAAAAGTCAGCATCATTCATTTTCTTATCTAATATATATTTTCTAAAATTCAGTTCTGCCTTAGCATACTGCTTTTGATTAGTTAATTCAACATATATACCTGAACGTATCTTATCTGGTAAATCTTTAAGTACATCTTTCTTATTTCGTCTTAAATAGCATATCTGACGGAGTTTAGTATGTAATTCTTTATTGTTTGTATTACCTTTATATTCCATCCCCCATTTAGTTTCATTTGGGTCACAGTAACGGTTTTTAAATGCGACTGACCCTCCAAATTCCTTTAACACATTCAAAATATTAAGTTGTGGGACTAAATCAACATTTAATCCAGTTGAACCGGTTCCACTTAACAGAATTTTATGTGGGATTTTCTTACTTAATGATACTATTGATTTTGTTCTTTGAGATTTACTTGACTTACAATAATGACTTTCATCAAGTACCATTAACTTGAATTTTATTTTCTGAATTTGTTTAAAAAACAGGTCATGGATTGTCATTCTACTGAATTTATCATAATTGACAATTACAATCTTTTTTTGGAAATCTTCTATTACACCAGTTCGACCAACAATTGAAATATCACTATCTGAAATATATGGTAACCATTTTTTAAATTCATCTGCCCAATTATATCGTAGTGAATTAGGCATGATTAATAAAACAGGAAATAAATCTAAATGATGGATACTTAATATTGCTTCAATTGTCTTTCCTAATCCTTGCTCATCACCAATAAAACTATGTTTAATATTTTTAATTATAAATTCAACTCCTGCTGTTTGAAATTCATATGGTGTACCAACAAAGCCGTGTTTAATTTCTATATTAGATGTTTCTGCTTTACTTAAACTTTCATTTAATTTATTGCTTGCTTTGTATTCATCGTATATATTAATAAATTCATCTGGCATATCAAATTTAAAATAAGTACAAAATACATAAATATATTCAGCAGTTGTATTATTTAAGTTTGATTTCCACGTCTTATCATTGTAGTCAAATGATGCAGTAGGAATTTGATTAATTTTATCTATTAATGTCCGATTAAATTCAAAAAAGAAAAATACTCGTTTTCTTTTTCTTATTGTGTGTATCTCAATATATTTCATATTGGAACTATAATAAAAAAAATACAATTATACAAATAATAAAACAAAAAAGACTAACAAATTAATGTTAGTCTTTAATATTTTTATAATAATAACTGGATGTTATAACATTTTCGTTTTTGATTCATAACTTGAAATTGCATATTCTAGTGATTCTGTATCATTAATATCTACAATTAACCCATTTACCCGTTTAATTCCAAATTCTTTAAAATTCCAAAGATACATTTTGCACATTGTAACTTTATCTGGAAAAATAAATTCAACATCATGGATACCTGAATCGGTATATTCGCCTTCTAAAAATATTGGAATATCAAATCCTGCGTCTGTTTCTAAGTCACCATGTAAATAAATATTATGGCGAACTGTTTCACCTGGAGTATTTATTAATCCTGGGTATTTTTCAATATTAATTATCGCAGCTCCGCCGCTGCCACCTAATATACCGTATGGCGAACTAGTTGTTACTTTTACCATTATAAAAAGAATTTATCGTTAAACTTATTAACTGCTTCAATTAACAATTCCTGAGTTGAATTGTATTCATCTAATTCAGTTTCCTGAAAAGAATCAACCCAAAATTCATATAATCCAATTTTAAAGGTTGCAACAAATTCATCTACATTAACATCATAGATGAAGCCTGAATCATCGCTATCAGAAATTGCAACATAACCTGATGGTAGTTGCTCTGATAATTCATAGTCAGTAATTACTGACTTATCTGTTTTAAAATTTCTAGTCATATCATTGTTGTTTTTAATTACAGTGCAAATATATGAATAAAATAATTAACTACCAAATAAATTTGATATTTATTTTAATTAATCAATTCTTTCCCAAAATTCTGCCCAATTTTCAACATGGGATGTTGGTAGGTGTAAATTGTCACTATTATTTTGTATATAGTAACCACTTGTGTTTTTATTATATACTGCAATATCCCCTAATTTACACATTGTGCCAGGATATAATTTTATCAATTTAAAGTTCATAATATTATTGGTTTAAATAAATTTAATATATTATAATTTTTTTAATCTACTAACTGTTACGGTATTACAATCCCTGCAAATTTTAACAGTTTTATACCATGTCATAAACATAAATGTAAAATAAACAGTTTCGTATTTGATATTTTTACAATCACATGTTTCGGTTGTAGTTGTAATACTATCTAATAATTGTCTTGATGGTGTTGGGATTCTTGGTACTAACATGTTTTAATATTATTTTTTACAGGTAAATAATTTAGATATGTTTTCGTATTTTTTTTTATATTCTGCAATAAAGTTAATTCCATATTCAGTCTTAAACATTCTCAAATAATGTTCCTGTACATCATTTAACCAATCAAATTCAGGCTCAAATGCAAAGACTGGGTGTTGCTCAATATTATCAATTATGTATGTTGCAATTAGCTTGCCATGCAATGTAATATCATTTTCACCAATCTGAACAATATCATATTGTATTAATCCATACGCATTAAGCCAATCTATTGTATTGCCTAGACTACCTAATGGATACTTTCTAATTCTCATTGTATCTAAATGAGTATTTTCAAATTTAATTTTATCTGGTTCTGTCATTTTATATTTTAGTTATGCAAATAACTACGGATATAGTAGTTAAATGCGGATGTAATTTAATTTATATACTTTCGCATATATTTGTTGTATTCCATTTAACTTAAAAGCTAAATATCTATGCCTACTATCTTTTAAAATATATTGACCATTTCCATTAGCTTCAACTGTAATAGGTGGCAATTGTCTAATATTAAATCCTTCTTTTATTTTTATAGCAAAGTTAAGAGATATTTGATTTAATGGTAACTTCCCAATTATTACTATATCAGAAATGTTTATCCATTTATTCATTTTCAATTTCAAATGTTAAAACTATAATAATTTTATAATTACCGAATTCAATATTGTGTAAATAATTAAAATCATATAAATTTAATCCAATCCAGTTTTTAACTGCGATAATAAGCTCTATTTCATTATATTTGCGTTGTGCATTATTAAATCCAGTGATATGGAATGCTAAATTAAATTTATTATTTCGTTTAAATGCATTCCATAATAATAAATTGGGAGTAATAGTACAATTAATATTATCAATTTTATCAATAAGTTCATCTACTTGTGTAATATTCATATTTAATTAATATCATTTAAAAATGCAATTGCATTCATTTGTTGTTTTGTATCTTTTTTAATTCTATTAATTACAACATCACGGATTACTGAATTATTCCTAACAACTTGCATTATCATTGGAAAATATTCATGTGTCCGATATTCAATTGCAAATTCTTTAAAATTGCCAGAGAATGTTTTTATAATTGGGATAATGATATTTTCTATTTCAGTAATTTTGAGTGATAACTTGAACCTGATGGTTTTTATTTGTTCCTGCTTTGCATCATCCAATTGAATTTGTGAACAAACATCATCAATCGTATTGTCTAAAATCATTTCGATTAATAAGTTTTCATAATTCAAATTATTAGTATAAAGCTTATGATGGTCAAAATACCAATCAGTTTTCCACTTTACCATTTGTGTTGGTAACTGAACAACATAACCTTCAACTCCTTTAAGCTGTTTTAAAGCTACATTTAGTTCAGCGAGTGTTCTATATTCAGAAGTATGATTAACTGCTTTAGATAGTCCTTTAAATGCGTCTATGTCGATATATTCACCTGTTTTGTTATCACGAACTCTAAGCAATATTAAGTTTTCTTCTTTATAATAAAGGACAACCTGATTAGTTGGAGCAACATATTCAAACGTAACTGAATTATTTATTTCAAGTTGTGAATTTACAAATTTTTTGATATTTGTATTTTCATTATAAATTCGAGTTGCTGCAATAGCTTGTAGAGATGCAAATGACATCTTTGATTTTGCAACTATTTTGTTATTTGGCAATTTAATAAAATTAATAATGGAACCATCTACCTTTTCATAAATTGATAATATCGGTTCATCTTTTAATAATTCAAATTGAGTTCCAGATACCTGATTAACATTCCAAAACTTTTCTAATGCAATCGAATGATTAAATACATTATCATTTAGATATTCAGTTGGATATTCAATATCAGGATGAATGTTATCATTAAAGATAAATGCAAGACCTCGCATCTCTTTTTTATTTGGTAGAAATTCATCATACCAAACACGATAATCATTGTAATTAAACAAATCAATTCTATATCCTTCTACCCAATGAGTAGTGAAATAAAATTGCTCATTCACACAATATGACCGAGCTTCTGAATATGTTGGAATAAAATATTTCATTAAAATTTTTTAATTTTTAAATGATTATCATTTTTTAATTACATTGTAAATATAATACAATAATATTTAACTACCAAATATTATTTTCTTTTTGATGTACATTGTTTTAGTCTGTGCCGTAATATTGATAATGAATAAAATTTCCGTTTATTATTTTTAATTAAATAATATCCAACTACACCGTCTTTAATAGTACGGGTTATAACTCGTTCTGAAATGTATTTGAATTTGCAAAGCTTATCCTTAACTTTATACGAATTTCTATACATAATTTTATCTTTTATTATATACTGGCTAAAACCTATTAAGTTAAAGATTTTCATGTAGTTGTATTGTTATTCGTATAATGACGTGTTTACAATATAATCGTTATGTTTAACTTAAATACTCGTTGTATACAAGTTCAGCAATAACTTTTGAAAGTTCGCCATATTCTGTGAAAATGGCTTTTAATTCTAAATATTCAGCTTCCGAAAAAGAAACGGAAACCTTTTTGTTTTTAGGGTTCGTCAGTTTTTTACGTCCTGAACCTTTCCTTTTCCCACCTCTTTTAGTTTCCATTTGTCTTATCAGTATATATTTCAGCATCAAATTGAAATGATACTGCGATAAATTCATCATTATATAATAATTGGTTATCTCTTTTTAATATTTCATAAAAAGATAATCCATCCTTTTCCATTGACCAAAATTCTTCATCAGGCTTTATTTCAAAGCCGAATAACGACGATATAGCTTTTATACATTGCTTTCTAAATGTATAAAGATTTTTTGATGCCGCTTTATCTGTTGTTTTCATAATTTCAAGCTTAGTAAGTTAGAAACTGTCTCTTTCTTAATTATACGTAAAGATATGAAAAAAGTTTCACATAATCAAACTTATTTTAATAAAAAGTGAAATTATTTTTAATTATAATGCTATATGATTGAAAAACAAAAACATAACATTTGCTTTGCAATAATAAAAACAAAAAAGTTTTTAATATTCAAAGCAGTTGCCGTTAAGTGCAATTAAGAAGTTGCAGTAAAATAATATTCAGGAACAGAACCTCCACGTCTATTTACTTCATTAAATATTGTTTCTGCCCACCAATATTGATTACTTTTAGAAATATCCATGCCTTGCTCTTTAAATAATTTAATGGTTTTTTGTTCATCTAAATTACCTTTTACCAATTTTTCATATTCATGGAAAATTCTATCTAATACTTCGTCGGAGAATAGTTCAGTTTTTTTAATACTCTCAACGGTTTTATAATTATCATAATACCGATATTCCTCTTCTTCTTTTTCTGTTAATTTAAAATCTTTACACAATTTTTTAAAAACTTCTTCGGACATCATAATTTTATATTTAATAGTTAATAATTTGTTTTAATTTGTATGCTAAGTGATGAAAAATAAGCACTTAACATATTGCTTAAAACAAGTTTTGCGAAAAGCAAAACCAATTTAAGCAAGTATGCCGTTATGCTTAATCTAAATCAGCACGTTTGTAAGTATATTTAATTTGATTTGAACTTTCGATGTGAATTAAAACATTATCCCCATTTGATTTTGAATAAGTTAATTTATCCTCTGTCAAAGTTTTATTGTTAATTAAGCTTTGATGAAAATGCAAAAAACAAGAAACAATATGTCGTAAACTTCCGTCTATACTATTTGTTTTATTTTTCTGAATTTCATAAGCATCTCTCAGTTTGCAATATTGATTATCAATTGCGTATAATAATTCATTTTTTCGTTCAGGTTCATTATTTATTATGTCTGAAATTCACGAATATGAGTAACCTGCTTCTTCTAAAATATCAGATACTTCAACTTCTTGAACTTCTTTATCATAAGAAGCTTCAATATTATCAATATTTGTGTGCAACGCATCAATGAAGCTTTCTTTTAAATTTCCATTCACAACTAAATCAGAAATATCAATTTCTTGTAAAATATTGCGAAACATAGTAATTGCTCGTTTTGTTTTTGTTGTCATTTTTTCTATTTTATTTGTTAATAATTCGATGAATAAAGAGAATAAGCATAACACTTTGTTTTAGGCGTGCCCTTTTCGGGCACGCCTAAAACAAGTGCCACGTTAAGGGCAATAGTAAACCCCTAATATTTTACGATGTATATTTACTAAAAAAATCATCAACAGATATTACCTCACCTTTAACAAACTCATCTTTTTCGGTATCCATGAATTTAATTAATTCTCTTTTTATCCCACCTTCATATTTTACCTCGTTATCTAATTGACGTAAGTATAAATTAAATTCAGATTTACACTCATAACAAATATACCCCGCACCATCAATATATGTATCACACATGATATTTTCACAGCCTTTTCTACTACATGACATTACACCCATTTTGTTTATTTTTAAAAGATTAGTATTTTGATAATTCAGCAAACGATAGGAATAAAGCCCCTAACATTTGCTTTGTATTTATAAATTTTTGGGAATAAAAATTTCCAAATCAAAGCAGTTGCCGTTATGCACAATTATAAAACTCTACACAAGCTTCTTTTGTGTCTTTAATGGCTAATTTGTATTCTCCTTCTGAAAAACCATAATTGGCAGCACCGTTCAATTCCAAATCATATAATGCAAATAATGGAATTTGATTGTCAATTAATTCGTAAATATTCCTTACATTTTCCTCGAAATGGACATCTTTAAATCTTGCTATTTTTTTTGATGCTTTTTCAAAATCACCATTACAGTCATTTATCATTAATTGACACACTTCATTAGCAAATTCTGCTCTCGGGTCTTGATTTTCTTTTTTAAATTGAAACATAGTTTTAGTATTTTTGATTGTTAATAATTTAATTATAATTTGATAAGCAAATGAAATACAACAAAGTGCATAACATTGTTTTTGATTTAATTGGGCTGAAAAAGCCCAACTAAACAAACACGTATCCGTTAAAGGTAATTTTTTAATATATCTCGTATCTATCATATTTATTAGGGTTACATCTCATATAATAATCAGCTTTTTTCTTAGCATCACATAAACTATATGCTTCATAAATTGAGCTGACTTCAACTTTTCCATTTTTAATCCAGTTGCATCTAAATTCTATCATAATATATTTATTTATTTATTATTTTTTATTAAAATAAGGGGTTACTTTTGTAATCCTTTCAATCTTTACATGAAAAGATAATTTTTTATTTAGTGTATCTTCAAACAAATCATTTTTATTAAAATCAACAGTTATATTGTTTAAATTATTATCATTAATTAAATATTCAATTGTATTTTTCAAGTTGTATAATTTAGATAAATATAAATCTAATCCAACATTCTCCAAGTAGTTTAACATCGAATAAATATTACCTTTAAAACTTCCTATCGCAGTGTTTGAAAATACTGTAATATTATTTTTGATTATAATTGTAGTGGCTCTAAATTCTACTTCTGCTTTTTTCATGTTTTTATTTATTGACTGATTAATGTTAATTTCTATGACACAAAAATACACAATTGAGTATCATAAAGCAAATTTAAAAGCAATTATTTTTCAAAAGATGCTATACAACATATAAATTGGGTGTTTAACATCAGCTTTGAAGTCATTAAAAAAAACAAGAAAAATGGTTTTTCAACGACCTCAATAGCTGTATTCGTTATACGCAATTTTATAAACTAAGTAAATATATATTTATCAATTTATTAATTTCCTTAGATGTTCGGGTCTGCTTTAATCTAATCCAGTTATTACTATCTGTATTAATTTGATGTCTATAAGTTGGCGACGGTGGAGGTCATTCTGCACCTTTACGAGCTCCACCGTGGTTATTGCTTCCCTTTTGTTTCATAATTAAATACGTTTACATAAGCTTTTAAGCTTGCTTTATATTCTGCAAGCTTTGAATATTTTAAAATAATATTATCAATTTCTTTTTGCAACTCTACTATTTTTAGAGCCGCTTCTTTTGCTTTTTCCGTTAGTTCCATAATTTTTTTATTGTGAGACTTTAGCCTCGTTTTTATTAATTTAGTCTTATTGTCTTTTCAAACAATACCTTTTCGCCTACCTTGCACGTTACATAAAAAGAACCATACACACCTTTTATTATTTCGTTTATTAATTCCTTTTCAGCTTTTTTTATGAATTTATTCACCTCACTTCTTTTGTGAGTCTCAATCTCTAACATATAACATTCAGGATTTTGAGCAACCCCGACTTGAACACTAAACTTAAATTCATTATAAATTTTCTTCAAATTTTTCTGAGTAGCTTGCCATAATTTTTATTTTTAAATTGTTATTAAATATTGTTATTGTTATCTGATGCAAATATAAGAACAATATTTGAATAATCTACTATAAAAATCAAATATCTTTTAATTATTTTTAAATTAAATTATAAGCTATTGAAAATAAAGCGCATAACATTGTTTTTAAATAATGCCATGTAAAATTATTGTTTTGTTTAAATTGTTTTACAATTTAAACACATATTCGTTATCACCAATTATAAAGTCCCCAAATAACACCAAGATATTATTCTTAAATCATATTCAGATATCTTGTCCCCATTTTGAGCAATCCAGTCATTATTTTCATATTTCATTATCAACAAACAACTTCAAAGCTGATAGTAATTGCTTCTTTTCTAATTCTAAACTTTTGCATCTACTATCTAACATTTCAACTACCAAATGAGCGTCATACGTATCTACAATTTCTGTACCTGTTGCATCTTTACAAGCTTTATATAATCTATCCCAATTCCCCATTATTTATTATTATTTATTATTTATTATTTAATTTATATTTATTTTAGTTCATTAATACGCACTAATTAAGTACTGTACCGTTATTTACTATTTAATGAATAATTTTTTATTTCGCCTGATTTTTTAATCGTAAACGTATGAATACCAAGTAACCAAGCAGGTGTTAAATATTTAGATTCATCATCAACATAAATAAGAATTGGGTATCGTTCTGCTAATTGTCTTAATTTTATCAATTTCTTATTCATTCCTTTATTTGCATAAATAGTAGGAACTTTAATATTTCGATTAATAAACCATTCTTTAGAAACTGTCGGATTTGCAGAACAAACAATAATATTCATTTTGTCAAATAGAATGTTCCAAATACTTTGGATATGTTTATTTGTTATAACACCATCAAAATCCAAAATTAATCTTGCATCTTTACAATTCTTAAATAAATCCAAATAAGTAAAAAATGTTTTCTTTGTTGTGTTGATAATATCATCCGTATCATTTTCATAATGATATTCACGATTAATCTTGTAAATCGACCGTAATCTATTTGTCATTATTTCAACATATCTTAACAAGTCAATTCGCATTGCTTTAAGAATGCCAATATCAACTGTCTTTCTTATAAACACCTCCGTAAATACATGCTTCCAATGAATTGACTCACGTCTCACTAGCAATGTTTTATGAAGACCATGTTTTACTAATGTATCGTGGTCTAATTTTTTATCAATATCAGTTAAGTATTTTTCTTGGTCTATCATTATTTCCAAATATCAAATTCAATTAATTTAATTTCAACTGTTGTTTTTGACCATTCAGTTAAGTATTTAGTCAGTGCATTAATTGTTCTTCCACCTTTACCAATTAACATTCCCGGTCTAGCTAATTCAATTTCAATTAATATTGATTTGATATTTGCACCTTTTTGAATTGGGAATGATACATCAAATCCAGTAATACTAAATTTATATACGGGAATATCATCTATGGGTGGTTCTGAATATGGGTCAAATGAAAATGAGATACCTTCAAAATATCTTAAAAATTCTTGTTTTACATCGTATTTTGATAATTTCATAATTTTATCGAATTTAAAATTTGTGATTTTTGTTTGTCTTTTACTACTAATGGTACATTATGAATATCAGTACCATTGTGCCAATTTTCAACTATCATTACAAACGGAGTATAACCATATTTCAATGCTAACTTTCTATAAACATTAACATCTGCTTCACGTGTTGATGTATTGGATACAACAACTTTTTCAACTCCTGCCTTCATGTGATTTTCAACGGTGTCTTTGCACCATTTATGGGCTGCACCTAAATTTTTCACATCAAAGTTATAATTCCCGTTTGAGTCATAATGGAACATGTCAGCTTCAACGTAAAATGCACTTAATGTTTTTGCAAGTGTTGATTTCCCAGACCCGGAGGTTGACCTTAAAATATATAAAATTTTCATATTTTATGCTTTACGGAATAACAATTCTATGGTTGTAGAATCAGTAAAATAAAATTTAACATTTTCTCTATCTAACCATTCAAAATATTTTACTGATTTATTTTTCAATTTTTCAATACTTGATGTAATATTATCTAATTTACATTCTCCAATTTTATTAAAATTTTTGTGTTCTAAAATGTCATACATAGTTTTTAATTTAATTATTGTTTTTAATTACATTGCAAATATAAAAATAAAATAATTAACTACCAAATATAATATACAATATTTTAATTTATTTTTTCATTTGTTCAATTAGAATTTTCTTTTATTGTTTCTTTAAACTTATCAACAAATACTAATATATCATAATCGGTACTTGTTAACAAGCCAAATATTTGATGTTTCATATTTAGTTTAAAATTTCTAAATTATATTTATCACCATCATAATTTATTTTCAATCTTGTTCCATCCTGTAACTCAATTGAATGATTTTTATGATTTTTAGATTTCATTGGGTTATATTCATCACATACTGAAAATTTAATAATATCTTTGAAATATTCAAGATTTTCAAATAAATTTCTTTTATGTGGTCGTTTTAATTTACCATTCAAATATAAATGAGATTTCATATGATTCTTTACAACTGAATGTACTTTATCCCAGTTTATATCTAAATCCGAAAATAAATCTTTCACTAAATCAATATAATCTAGTGATGCATATTCATGCCCAATATTTGAAATTTTAGTATGTGAAAAAGTTCCATCTTCTTTAAATACAGATTTTAATTGAACTTTATCAAGCTTTCCCAAATCATGTATTACTGCGGCAACTTCTAAATCAATATCATTCCAAAATTCAGTAGCATTTTTATGAACTTGGATGATATGATTATAAACAGAACCTTCTGGATGGTATTCCAAATTCTGCTTAGATTCTTTTAATTTTGTGATTATGTTATTTGGTAATCTATTTATCATTTTGCAAATATAAGAATTAAATTTTAATTTACCAAGAACACCACTTGCATCTCTAATCCCAATTATCCATTTAATATAGCCTCTCTTTTAATATTACAATCATTTATTGCGTTAATCACACTATGTATTGTTGGATACTCATGTGATACACCTTGGATATGAAATATAGTTTCAGGCTTACTATTTATTATTTTTGTAGCCATTGAAACAACCAATCCTGCTTTTCGCAAAACTACTGCAAATGTTGTTTGATTTTCAAAATCATCAATTGTTAATTTTTCCATTTCTTATGCAATTTCTACTAACTGGCTTTTTCTAATATATATTTGGTTATCTTCGGTTTTAATTGTTAATATCCCAAATTCAATAAATAAAATTATACCGATTTTAGCTGTGTGTTTTGTTTGGTCAAAAACAACTTTTTCACCTTCTTCTAATTCTCGACCCCAGTGGTCTAATACTTCATTCATATTTATTATTTTTTAGTTAATTTAGTGCAAAGATAATAATTTATTTTGATTTTACAAACTTTTTATGTATATTTTTTAAAAATTAACTAAAAATATATTTTATGAGTGATTATGCAAAAATACATGGTGTATCATATAAGTTACACACCATTAAAACTAATGAAGATGCAATTGAATATTTTAAAGGATTCTTTGGGACTGAATTTAATTCATTGACAAATTTAGATGAATGGTATTATGATTTATTTTATGATAATGGAATGTATAAATGGCAACCACATATTGATATTGAAGGAAATTATGGTTGGGTATATTTTATGGAAGATAACTATCCAACGGATTATGAACCAGTGTTTTATCTACAATATAGTAAATTAAAAGAGGTTGGACTTACATTAAGTAATATATTAACTGAGTCTGAGTTGGGATTAGATGCAGTATTAAATGGATTACAAATATTTTCAATTCAGTACTACAATGGTAGTGATAACCCCTTTAAATTTTAAATCATGACAATAGAAAAATCACAAGAAAATATTAAAAAAGCATTCAATTCGGTAATGAATATTGTTTTAGCTAAGAATAAAAAATACGGAAATACGGAAATAGTGCATTAAATCCGCTATCAATTTTCAGTAAGCATATTTCAACAGAAAAAAATCAATCAACAAAGTCAATATTAGTAAGACTAGATGACAAAATTAATCGAGTAATGAATGGAGAAACATTATTACGGAATGATGTTGTTGATATTACTGGGTATTTGGGACTATTGTTGGTGGATAAAGACTGGTTAGATAATACTGATTTAATTGATTAACAAGAAAAAAGCACTTTAATTAGTGCTTTCTTATTATAATTGTATGTCGTAACTATCAAGTATCGCTTTTACTTGGTCATATGGTATTTTATCTTGATAATACACCCCAAGCTCTTCCAATTCATATTGTGCATCTAAAACAACTTTACCTGCTTCTTTTGCAATTTGCAATAATTTTTTTGTTGTTATTGTTATTGTTTTTATCATTTTAATATTTGTTTAGTGATTATTAATTTGATGCAAATATAAAACAAATATTTTAATCTACCAAATATATATAACAAAACAACATTATGAATAATACTATTAAATGTAAAATATGCAATGATAAATTTGAAACGATGACTAAATTATCATTGCATGTACGGTTTAAACACAAAATGACATCATATGATTATAGTCTAAAATATAATTATAATGGAATTATACCAGAATGTAAGTGTGGTTGCGGCAAAACAACAACATTTGATGGTATAACTAAAGGATTTGCATTATTTTTAAAAGGACACAATCAAACATATAAGTCAAATAGCAATACGAAAATAATTTCATGTAAAAATTGCGGAAAAACACATGAAGTTAAACAGCATAAAACACAACAATATTGCAATAATAAATGTAGGCACGAGCATAGGAAGAAACAATCAAATACTATACGAATTTGTCCAACATGTAAGACAGAATTTCATACGAAAACATTTCTGCCAAATAAATATTGTTCACTTAAATGTGTACACAAAAGCAAAGATGTCCATGAGAAAATGAAAGAAACATGTTTAAAAAAATATGGAGTTGATAATGTATTCAAATCTGATTGGTTTAAAGACCATAATCAACAGCAAAATTTAAAACGACATGGTGTTCTATTTAATGGGCAAGTCAAAGAAACAAAAGAAAAAATTAGCAAAACAGTTGCAAATCATAGTACGGAATTTAAACAAGCAATCAAAAATAAAGTAGCTAACACCAATCTAAATAAATATGGAGTTAAAAATGTGTCCCAAATTGCAGATGTAAAATATAAAATATCAAAGCATAAATTATCAATATCATATGATAAGTTAATATCAAAATTTGAACATGTTAGTCTATTATTTAATAAATCAGAATACTATGGTTTTGGACATAATTATGATTTCAAATGTAACAGTTGTAATACTATGTTTAATTTGAAGTTACACGGTTGGAGTACTCCAACATGCATAAAATGTAATCCATCATCAATAAGTGCATCAAAAGCTGAATCTGAATTAATAAAATATATTATCAGTATAAACCAAAACATTAAAATATCATCAAATAACAATAATATATTATACCCAAAAGAAATTGACATATGGCTACCAGAATATAAAACAGGAATAGAATTTAATGGTCTATATTGGCATTCAACAAATAGACATGATAATCCCAATTATCATATAAACAAAACAGTTGCAATGAATAACATGGGAAATAGGTTATTACATATATTTGAAGATGATTGGAATTTTAAAAAAATCGCAGTTAAAAATATAATTAGAAATATAATATCACCAGACAATATTGAATATAGTAGAATCGAAATTAAAACAATCAATGAAAGTACATTATCTGAATTTATGCTATTATATGGATTATCACAATATATTATTGCAGATAATAATATTGGATTAATGTATGGTAAAATATTAATAGGTATTATGTCTTATAATATTAATAAGACTGATTTTAATATCATCCATATTAAAACATTATATTCTCCACATACTGTTTTGCCTATATTAATTGAATATATTAATAAACGGACAGTTAACAGAATAAATATTACACTTGATATGAGTAATTCAGATGTGAAATTATTTACTGATAATGGATTTAAAATTGGAAATACATATAAGCCAAAGGAATGGTTTATGCACAATTATAAACAAAGAATCGAACATAGAGATACGTTAAATGATAACATAAATTCCATTTTCGATTGTGGGTATATTGAGTTACATCTAACCGTGTAACTTGCTAATTCTCAAATAGTTGTCAAAATTGAAGTATTGCATAATTATACTGGATAGTTAAGTTAATCATCAGTGGTGTAGCTTCTTCTGCCCAATCCAATCCACCAAAGTCTGCTGACTTTATCCATGCACCTTTATAAGTCCAGCTTTCAACTACATCACCCACTGGACCTAATACCTCAACGGTCATGTCTTTCATGAAAAAATCACCATATGAATCACGACCAGTTACACTTTCATGTGATTTACGGATTTCCTCCATTACGATTTGTGCTCCAGATGGAGTAATTGGGTCATAAAGTTCTAATTCTGCGGTCCCGCCCCACTTTGTTTTACCTTTAGTATAACGTGTTATATTAATATGAGGTAATTCTATTTCAGAAGATTCAATAGTTGGTCTCTGAGCCTTTTTAATTAAATAAGATGGTATCCCATCAATACGCATTAAAAATCTGTTTGCTAATTTTGGTTCCCATGTAGAGAAAAGTAATTCATTCGGGTCAACAAATTGTGCCATTTTATATAAGTTTAATTGTTTATCTATAAATAGTTTAAATAAAATAAAAAATTATACTTCTGTAAATTCTAAATTAATATCAATTAAATTACTTAATTTCGATGTTCCTCGGAATGCAACATTATCTGGAATTAAATCTGAAAATGTACCCGATGTGGTCATAAATGGCTCATCACCTACACTGTCCTCAACATCTTCTAATACTTTGTCATTTGGAAAAAATACACCAACTAATTCAGAACCAGAATGCCCATGGTCAGATGCACTACCATTTTTATTCATCCAATTCATTATATTTTTCTCAATCTTAGAAAAATCTTTATTTAACGTATCCCATGCCTTATCATCTAATTCAATTCCATCTTCTTCTGCAAATGATTCTATCAGGTCTTCATTACCAACATCAATTGCAAATCCAAATTGTTTTTTTTCTTCTTGCTCTTCTTTTATTAATCTTATTAATTTTGATTTATACTTGCGCTTTTGGCTTTCATTTAATTTTAATCTGTTTGCAATTCGATTAAATACTACTGTTGTTTTCTGTCTATTCATTTTTATAAATTTTAATTGTTTAATTGTTTATCTATAAATAGTTTTTTTTATTTAACACACTATTTATAATTAAAATATATGGCATACAACCGGTACAAAAACAATCTAGTATTAAAGAATATTTCTGGGGAACGATATTATGAAACAAAAATATCAGAAACATATGTTCCAGATTCAACTGATACATATATTAGAACACAATCTGGGACAGATTAGACATTATTGCTTATCGGTTTTATGGGGATGTAAGTTTGTGGTCTATCATTGCAAATGCAAATAGTATTGGACATGGGTCATTGCAATTAGAATCTGGATTACAATTAGTAGTCCCAAATAAAGCAAAAATAAAATAGTATTTTATTTTTTATCAAAATGTTTTAAAAATTCTGAATATTTCTCAACTATTTCACTATTATAAAATACTGAATTATCATCACTTAATAGATTAATACTAATATTTTGATTTGTATCAATGATATTAGGAATAAAAACTTCTGAATTATATATTTTCTTAGCTTTTTCATACTCATCTGGCGTTATAAAATTAATATTCATATTTTTAAAACTTTATTTTCGTTTATCCATTTTTAATCCTCTCCTCAGTCGTTCTTTATAATCTATCATGTTACCAACTGCAATATTATCAAAATCATTTTGCATTTGTTCTTCCAATTCAGGCATATCTTTAAATGCAACTTCAATTGACATATCACTTGCCATCATAAAATACAGCTTTAAGCATACATCGTGTTGTTGTAATTCAACACCATATTGATTTATACTAGATTTTGACAGTTGCCTAGAATTAAGAATTTCATTATTGAAATATTCCTTAGTAACTCCAAATGCAACTTTTATATCCTCTCCATTTATTATTTCAATTATCCCATTCATATTTTAAATATTTTAATGTTGTTATTAATTCTTTTTGATTTTTACATTTTATTATTATGTTATCATATCTTATTGTTTTTAGATAATTAACAAACACTGGATGTGTTTTTGTATTCATTTTATAAAATATAGAGTCAGAAGAATGATATAAATCAATATTGTTTTTTTTCATTAATTTAAAAAAACTTCTTTGCTTTTTTAATTTTACATCTTTAATCGACTTATTTTCCTTTTCTAATCTAGTATTTACATAAATATTCATTATATCATAATCAACCAACTCACCTATTTCAAATCCTTCAAACTCCTTCTTACTTAATTCTAAATCCGATATATCTAAATTTGACTTAAACAATGTATCTATTTTAATCTTTGCTGTTATCCCACTATCAATAAATAATTTATTAATTATACCATATACTTCCTGTACATATTGTTCCTTTATTACTACTGCATCATGTATTGTTACAAAAAATATTTTGCGGGCAAATAATTCATCAGAAACAAATTTAATTATAAATTTTGATTCCTTACGTTGTAATTGAATTGGGAATTGTTTAAAATCATTATATTTTATATGGCATATAATGTTGTATATCACAGGAAAATGATTCATAAATACTTTTTCTTCCTTCGTAACATATGGTTTTTTAAAATCATTATAAAATACATGAGAAAAGAAGTTAACCTTAAAATTCTTATATTCTATATCAGTCATTTTGCTTTTATTTGCAAATTGCTTATAAAAATTGCCGCTTTCAACCCATCTAATATATTTCTTTAACTCATCTTTATACTGATTCTTATATCTGGTTTTATTTGTAAAATACGAATTATTTAATTTCCGTAATCGTTGATATTCAACATCTTTTGAATATATAGTATATTGTTTAATTGGATTACTTGGCTTATATTTTTCAAGTAATAATAAAGCAAAAAACAATGGTTGTGAATTTCCAATATCCAATTGAACTAATTTTGCAGATGGGTCTGATTTCAAAAATAAAAATCTATCTCGCAAATCCGCAGATAATGTTGTTATTTTTGAATGTAATCTTCCTCCAGTATTATCAATTACAAAACTGGAACTCGTATTAAACTTATTGATATTCAGATACCTAGACTCATATTCAAACTTATCTAAATCTGATTTATTAATAAAATCAATTGCATGGTCATCATGTATTTGTAAATCATTCAAGCAATTGATAATAAAATCTATTTTATCATGATTTTGTAATTTGCTATATGCGTTTTTATAGAAAATATGAAATTGTTTACCATTCAATGACTTAATGAATTCATTTTCAACAACTTTGCGTTCTACTTTATACTGAATATATTTTGGATTTAAGCTATAATGATAAAATCTACCTCTTAATCCTTCTTTATTATGCTTTGGAATATAATAATCTCTATTAATAAATTTATGGTTAGTAAGAAATGATAAAACTTCTTTGTAATATCTTACATCTAATAAGTTTTGTATTCGTATTGCATTTATTGGTACTTTATCTAATAAATTTGATTTTATTCTATTATTCCTATCAATAATATAATGAACAAAATACAAATAATAATACAATAATGATGGATTATAATCTGATTGTGCCTTTATATCATTAACTAACTGATTAATAATGAATATGGTTTTCTTATTAGATAGGAATGATTCATATTGACTATTATTTTTCAATATATTATTCAGCTCTTTTCTGCTAAGGGTCGATATGGATTGTTCTTGTATCATTATTTTAAACTATACATAAAAATATTATAACTACCAAATTTAAGTTTTAAAAACCAAATAATAACATAGTAATATAACAATAAGTATTATAAATTTAATAATCAATATTTATATGTAAATTATCAATTACAATATCATTCTATTTAATAACAATTATCATTTAATTTATATATGAGTTTATTTTTAAGTAATATATCTAATTCTATTACTAA